AAGTCGCGGGCCAAGCGGAGTTTCCGATTCTTCTGCGAGCGATACTTTCCGCTCACCTTCAGCCTTGCCTTGTCGGCCGACCACCTGACGGCGATCAAGCGGATCGAAAACGCCGTGCTCGAAGGCGGTCTGTTCGCCCTGGCGATGCCCCGCGGATCGGGCAAGAGCACGCTCTGCGAAGTAGCCTGCATGTGGGCCGCGCTCTACGGCCATCGCGAGTTCATCACGTTGATTGGTTCGAGCGAGGGCCATGCCGTGGAGATGCTCGACTCGATCAAGGCGGAGTTGGAGGGCAACGAGCTGCTCGCCGGCGACTTCCCCGAGGCCGTCTACCCGATCCAGCGGCTGGAGGGCATCGCCAACCGCTGCGCGGGCCAGCTCTACAAGGGCCGCCGGACCCATATCACCTGGACGGCCAACGAGCTTGTCCTGCCAACCATCCCGCGTTCCCTCGCGGCGGGTGTGATTGTCAAGGTGGCCGGGCTGACCGGCCGGATCCGCGGGATGAAGTTCAAGCGGGCCGACGGGCAGTCCGTCCGGCCCAGCCTGGTTGTGCTCGACGATCCGCAGACCGACGAATCGGCCCGCTCGCTCTCGCAGTGCGACACACGCGAGCGGATTCTGGCCGGGGCCGTGCTGGGGCTGTCCGGGCCAGGCCGGAAGATTGCCGGCGTGATGCCCTGTACGGTGATCCGCCCGGGCGACATGGCCGACCGGATTCTCGATCGCGAGAAGCATCCGCAATGGCAGGGCGAGCGGACGAAGATGGTCTATTCCTTCCCCGACAACGAAAAGCTCTGGGAGCAGTACGCCAAAATCCGCGCCGAGTCGCTGCGGGCCGAGCGGGGTCTGGCCGATGCCACCGCGTTCTACCGCCGGCACCAGGCGAAGATGGACGCCGGGGCGGACGTCGCTTGGCCCCAGCGATACAACCACGACGAAGCGTCGGCCGTCCAGCACGCAATGAACTTGAAGCTCCAGGACGAACGGGCGTTCTTCGCGGAGTACCAGAACGAGCCGCTGCCAGAGGAGACCGACGGAATCGACGAGCTGGGCGTGGACGAGGTCGCGGGGAAGATCAACCGCATGAAGGCGGGCGAGATTCCGCTGGCATGTAACCGGTTGACGATGTTCATCGACGTCCAACAGGCGATGCTGTTCTACGTACTGGCCGCATGGGAAGACGATTTCACCGGCTCCGTGATCCGTTACGGCACTTACCCGGAGCAATTTCGCGACCATTTCCGGGCCGCCGATGCCCGCCCATCGCTGGCCGACGCAGCCAAAGGGGCGGGCGTGGAGGGGGCGATTTACGCTGGGCTGGAGCGATTGGCCGAGGAGACGTTGGCCGTCGACTTCCACCGCGGCGATGGGGCCGTCTTGCGGGTGGAGCGGTGCCTGGTCGACGCCAACTGGGGCCAGTCAACCGACGTGGTCTACCAGTTCTGCCGGCAAAGCAAGTTCGCCTCGGTGCTGATGCCCAGCCACGGCCGCTACGTCGGCGCTTCGAGTCGCCCGTTTTCCGAATACCGGCGGAAGCCGGGCGACCGGGTGGGCCACAACTGGCGCGTGCCCAATGTTCACGGCCGCCGGCAAGTGCGGCACGTGATCTACGATACCAACTACTGGAAGTCTTTCGTCCACTCGCGTCTGGCCGTGCCGATGGGCGACCGTGGCTGCCTCTCGCTATTCGGCGCGAAGCCCCAGCGGCACCGCCTCTTCGCCGAGCACCTCACCGCCGAGTATCGCGTGCAGACGCAGGGCCGCGGGCGGACGGTCGACGAATGGAAGCTACGCCCGTCGGCGACCGAAAACCACTGGCTTGACTGCCTGGTCGGTTGCGCCGTGGCCGCCTCGATGCAGGGCGTGGTCCTGCCGGGCACGGAGTTCCGCAAACCGGCGGCCCCGAAGTCGGCCGCCGACCGCCCATCCCTCAGCGACCTCCGGAACCGATGAGCCAGCCGTCCGAAAGACGACCGACATTGAGCGATCTGGCCGGGCGTGGCGGCGGGCTCTGCTGTCCGCACTGCGGCTGCCGGCACTTCTGGACGCTCGCGACTCGCCGCAAGGACCGGGAGATTGTCCGCCGCAAGTCGTGCCGGAACTGCGGCTGGCGAATCACCACCTCGGAGCGGGTGGCACCGCTAGATACGTAACCTCGCGGTCCGTTTCCCGAAAATGTCGAAGTTTTCCGGCGGCCAGGTCGGTTATGGGGATATGGCCGACACCATTCCAGCCGCGATCGAGGAGAACGCCCTGGGGCCGAAAAAGGCCTCCGGCGACTCCGGGTCCGTCGAGCAGCACAACATCGCCGACCAGATTGAGGCGGCCAAGTTCAGCGGCGCGCAGTCCGCGGCATCGAAGAATCACCTTGGCTTGCGATTCGTGCAACTCCAACCGCCGGGGGCCGGGTAATCGTGGGCTTGCTCTCGTCAGTCCGCCGGATGTTTTCGTCGCGGCCAGCCCGCCGGCAGCCGCTCACCGACGGGTCCGCGCCCATCCACGGCCGCTACGACGCCGCATCGCTCGGCGGGCTGAACGCCCAGCACTGGGCCAACGCCGACGCCCTGGACGCCGACTCCGCCAACAGCCTGGCGGTCCGCAAGCGGATTATGCAGCGGTCGCGGTACGAGATCGGCAATAACGGGCAGGCCAAGGGCGTCCAGCTAACGCAAGCCAACTACGTCGTTGGCCGCGGCCCGAAGCTGCGGATGCAGACCCGTAGCGAATCGTTCAATGCGATGGTCGAGGCCCGCTGGGAGGCGTGGGCCAAGCGGGCCAAGCTGGCACGCAAGCTCCGCACGGCGGTCAAGGCCAAGGTCTCCGACGGCGAGACGTTCCTGGTGGCCTTCAGCAATCCAGGCCTGTTCTCGTCCGGTGCGGTGCAACTCGATTTGCGAGGCGTCGAGGCCGAGCAGGTGACTAGCCCGGGGCTGGCCCCAGCCGAGCAGCTCCGCGTGGACGGCATCCGGTTCGACCGCTACGGCAACCCGGAGACCTACGAAATCCTCCCCTATCATCCCGGCGGCGAGTGGGGCGGGTTCGGCGTCGCCAACGAGCCGTTGCAGGTACCCGCTCGCTTCGTCTTTCACCTATTCCGCGAGGACCGACCGGGCCAGCATCGCGGCATTGGCGAGTTCACCCCCTCGCTCAACCTCTACGCGCAGGGTCGGCGGTACCGCGAGGCCACTTTGGCGGCGGCGGAGAACATCGCCAACTTCTCGTTGTTTCTCCGCACGCAAATGACACCGGACGAGGGCCCGGATGCCGTCCGCCCATTGAGTACGCTGCCGATCGACAAGGGGATGATGGTGGCCCTGCCCGGCGGTTACGAGGCCTGGCAGCCGAAGGCGGAGCAGCCGGCGGCGCAGTGGTCGGACTTCAACCGCTCGCTTTCCTGCGAGCAGGCCCGCCCGCTGAACATGCCCTACAACATCGCCAACGCCGACTCCAGCGGCTACAGCTTCAGCGGCGGCAAGCTCGACCACCTGACCTATTTCGTCTCGGTGGACACCGAGCGAGCGGATGCCGAAGACGCCGTCCTCGACCCGCTGTTTGATCTCTGGTTCACCGAGGCGGTGCGAGTCTACGGCTGGACCGTACCGGCCGACCCCGCGCCGAACCACACGTGGGACTGGCCGCAGAAGCCGGTGATTGACGACGTGAAGACGGCCAGCGCTCGCAAGATCGACCTCGCGACGGGCGTGGGCACTTTGCGGCGAATCTACGCCGAGCAGGGGCTCGACTTCGAGGACGAGGTCCGCGTGATGGCCGAGGACTACGGCGTCACGGTCGACCAGATGCGGGAGGCACTGTTTGCCAAGCACTTCGGCGGCCAGCAGAACACCGATAGCCAACCCGCAACACCACCGAATCAATCGCCGGCCGGCCAGAACGGCAGCGGCCGCATGAACGGCAACGGAAGGGTACTGGTATGAGCAAGCGACGAGAGCGGACGACACGCAAGCGACTCCGCCGCATCGAGGCAGCGGGACCGCTACCGGAAATCAAGGCGGAAGCGGCGCCCATCCAGTGGATCGAAGCAGCCGATGGGGAAGGCGAGCCGAAGCCCGGGAAGTTCACGATCAACGCCTACAACGGCGGGCCGATGGTGGTCAATCGCTGGGCCGATCCGGTCGTGATCGACCTGTCTGGGCTAGAAGCCAAGGCCCCACTGCCCGTGCTCCGCGACCATGACATCGGTCGCATCGTCGGCCATGCCACCGAGGTGGCCAACGACGGCAAGCGGCTCTCGCTCTCCGGCATTGTGTCCGGCGCCGGGCCGCACGCCACCGAGGTGGTGGCCAGCGCCAAGGCGGGGTTCCCGTGGCGTGCCAGCGTGGGCGCCAAGCCCCTTGAGCGCGAGTACGTGCCCACGGGCGTCAAGGTCAGCATCAACGGCCGGTCGCTGGTCGGACCGCTCTACGTGGCCCGGAAGGCCGTTCTTGGAGAAGTCAGTTTCGTGGCGGTGGGGGCCGACAGTGGAACCTCCGCTAAGGTCGCGGCAGCCGCCGCACGTTTCAATCACAAGGAGATCGACATGAAGTTCGAACAGTGGATTCAAGCGATGGGCCTCGAGCTCGAGGAGCTGCGAGAGGACCAGGTGACCAAGCTCCGCGCGAAGTACGATGCGGAAGTGAAGGCGGCCAAGGCCAACGACAAACAGGACATCAAGGCGGGCAACGTGGCGGATCCGCCCGGCCCCGCCGCCCCCACGTTCGACATCCAGGCGATCGGCGTGGCCTTCGCGCAGCACGAGGCAACGATCGAGGCCAAGGCCGTCGAGTACGGCGGCAAGGTCGACGCTCAACGCTTGGCCGAAGTGAAGGCGGCCGGCATGACGTCGGCCCTGGACCTGAAGGCCACGGCCATCAAGGAAAAGTGGGCCGGCCCGCGGCTGGAGGCGGAGTATGTCAAGGCGGCCGCCACCTACGAGGCCGACCTGATCCGGGCCGAGCGGCCGCAAGCCCCGGCGATCCACTCGAGCACCCGCGACATGACGCAGCCGGTGATAGAGGCCGCGTTCTGCCGCTCCGCCGGGCTGGCCGAGCCGGAGAAGCACTTCAAGCCGGAGACGCTGGAGGCGGCGGACAAGGGCTTCCGCAACTTCGGCCTGCAAGAGATGCTCTTGCTGGCCGCGGGGCTCAACGGCTACACCGGCCGGCAGCGGGTCGGCGTGGACAACCTCCGCGAGGTGCTGACCGCGGCCTTCCAGCCGATTCGTGCGGCCGGCGGCTTCAGCGGGATCGACGTCTCGGGCATCCTGTCCTCGTCCGCCAACAAGATTCTCCTGGAGGGCTTCAACCAGGTCCCGCAGACCTGGCGAGAGGTGGCCCGCACCCGCAGCGTCAGCGACTTCAAGTCGGTCACCGCCTACCGGCTGACCGCCGACCTGGAGTACGCCGAAGTGGGCCCGACCGGCGAGATCACGCACGGCGAGTTGGGTGAGGAATCGTACAGCATGCAGGCGAAGACCTACGCCAAGATGCTGACCCTGACGCGGCAGGACATCATCAACGACGACCTGGGCGCGTTCGACGACCTCCGCACGCGACTGGGGCTCGGGGCGGCGCTGAAGATGAATAAGGTCTTCTGGACCTTGTGGGTCAACAACAGCACGTTCTTCACCTCGGCACGCGGCAACTACCAGAGCGGCGCCGGCACCGCCTTGGGCGACGCGGCCATCGCCGACGCGGTGACCCTCTTCCGGCAGATGGAGGGCCCCGACGGCAACCTGCTGAGCCTGGAGCCGGATCGGCTGGTGGTTCCGCCGGAGCTGGAGGCCACCGCGCGGCAGTTCTACGTCTCGCAAGAGATTCGCGACACGACCGCCAGCACGAAGCGGCCGACGGCCAACATCTACCAGAACCGATTCAAGCCGATCGTGGTGCCCGAGCTGAGCAACAGCAGCTACACGGGTTACTCGGCCTTGGCCTGGTACTTGCTGGCCAATCCGGCGGTCCTGGCGACGGCCGTGATGTGCTTCCTCAACGGCGTGCAGAGCCCGACGATCGAATCGGCGGATGCCGACTTCAACACGCTGGGCGTGCAGATGCGAGGCTACCACGACTTCGGCGTGGCGATGGCCGAATACCGTGGCGGCGTGAAGAGCAAGGGCGAGGCGTAGTCCGTGAGCGGCACCCTCTCCGCCGGCTGTTGTAGACCGGCCGGCGGAGAGGGCAAAAGGTTAAGCCAACTGACTTCAGTAATTCACTTCAGATACAAGGAGCGATTCCATGAGCGTTTCTTTCCAAGTCAAGCGGGTCACCGCTGGCGACTATGTGGACTACACGCCGAGCGGTGCCGATGTGAGCGCCGGCGACGTCGTGGTCCAGGGCGAGCTGGTCGGGATCGCCGAGCGGGCGATCGAGGACGGCGTGAAAGGGGCCCTGGCGGTCACCGGCGTCTTCGACGTCGAGCGGGAGGCATCGACGGCCTTCACCGCCGGCGACGAGGTCTGGTGGGACGCCGACGGCACCAGCGAGGACGGCAACACGGGCGCGGCGGTGGACACCTCCGACAGCGGCACCAACAAGTTCCTCGGTTACGCCGTGGCGGACGTGGCCGACGCCGACGCCAACCTCTACGTCCGGGTGGCGATGCGGAACGACGTCAGCCGGACCACGATGGCCATGGGCGACCTCTCCGATTGCGGCGACGGCGCCCCGACCTCGGGC